TGACAATCTATCCAGAAGAGTTTCTGGAACACTGTGATACTTGAATGTATTACCTTTTATGAAAATACAAGATACAGTGTGCGAACTACTTAGCAAGTAGTTTGTTCATTCAAACGTTTTCGGAGTTACGCCCGTCTCGATGGTAGTTGACCTTTAGGGGATTGAGAGCCCCGCCCACCATAACGTAAGATTGTTCGAACTATAAGTTTCGTTACGATTCAATTCCTTGGGAGTTTAGGAACTTTCCCACGGTTGAATATCGTCATTGATATTCACCCGATAAACTAAATATGGACTTTCGCAGGTCTTTATAACGTTGATTTTAGAAGTGTATGATCGCCTAGCAGGCTTCTGCAATATATAGATGTGCTCGACCTAACAAGTCTTGACATCACGCTTGCCTAGGGCATGCACTTTTTCACATTTCATCCGTTACATATTATATGTATGGTGTTTTCCTATGTTCTGTCAGAACATAAGCTAGTTCAGCATAGTTTGCTGGGACTTGGGCGCTTTCCATGCCTCATATCTTCTCAACCGTCTATTTCTCTATTAGTGGAAAAACTGTAAAGTTCCCATTTTTAGTCTAGGTCACTTTCTTAGTGTAAAACTCAGTCGACACTGCCAAATTTGTGTCTTGGAACGAGTAACACCAGATGTTGAATCCCACACCCACGGGAACATCTGTAAGTAGCAGAAGAGTTGTAAATTGTTGATGGAAGCACTGTACTGATATGCCAACCGAGGTTGGTCTGAGGTACTTCCGAGTCGTCCCTGATCCATGGTCTACAGGGAGGATAAAATTATTTTAACATATGAGTAAACTTAATTCAATACCTTTCAACAAACAAAACCCACACCTCAAACATGAACGCTTCGAACACGATGAAGCTTGTATTGAGCGGCTCTTTTCAGCAGAGCCATACCCCGAATGTGACAACGAGATCACATTAAACGATAGAGATGTAAAGGATTCTCGCAAACAGTTATTAAAACAGATACGATCCTATACAAAAAAACACCCGCACTTAACAACCATACCCTGGATAGTGCCGGGAGATGATGAAGCCACACTGGATGCTCTCCGCTTCAGTTGGACTAACAGGGGCTTTTGCTCTACCCCTGTGAAAATGTCATCTATGGTCCCTTATTGTGACCTTGTTTTCCTTAGAGGCTATATACCTAATGCCTTCGAAGTGAACCGACACTTCAGAAATGGAACTGCGTTCCTACATGCAGAAATTACGGCTGCAAAATTCGCCCAACCAGTTCTCCATTCACACACTCGTCTCACGGTTTTATGGTACAATTATTATTGTGCCTCACGTGCAGACATGCTCACACCACTTTTTAAACACATGCTCTTAAATCGCCGAAATTCTACCTTTCAAGGACAAGGATTTGTTGACGGTCTCACCAAAAGGCTTACAGCCTGGATGACTGCTCGCATGTCCTCTGCTCTTTACACGAATGTCAAATCTACGATAGGTGATGCTTACCAAACTTGTAAGAACACCATTCTTAGTGTATATACTACAATTCGTGAAAAAGTTATTGAATTTTTCCGCGCCACTGCACCTTCCATTGCTAATTGGTGGCAGTATGCTGCTCTTCTTATAGTAGCTATTTCTGCTTCAGTTGTTTTTGTCGCATTTGCACATAATCCTCTTGCCGTTGGGATTGCCATCGGTATATTTTGTGCTGTCGTCGGTTGTACCGTTGCTGGTTCCATGTTACAGAATGCATATGGACGTAAGAAGCTCATCGCTGATGTTCCAATGCATGTGCAACTAGCAATGTTTCAATTGTATTGTCGTTATTGCGACAAAGGTTGTAAATTTGATGAAAAGCCTCGTGATATTGAACGCGAGGTTGATTTCACGTATATTGTCGCCATCTTTGCTTCTGTTCCTAAATTCAGAAATCACTGTGAACGTCTGGCTCCTGCCCTTCACAAGATGATGTCCGAACTTGAAGATTGGCGACCGTATTTCGTTAAGCTTATTGATCAGATGAAAGTTCTTCCCTTCGATGAAGAGTGTTTATCTGGTCGAGATTGGGTTACATGGAGGACATTTACTATGTGTCCCATGTCCCAAGATGATCCCGCTACTATCCTTAGCGCCATCCAGCTTGATGATAAAACTTTGAGGTTGGTTACTGATCCCCCTGTTCAACAAGCTCCTTTCAATATTACAGATGGTCATGGAAACATGATTGATATGCAAGAAGTTGAAGCTTGGGGAACCGCCATCAAAGCTGATCCTCCAGAAATCCATACGTTGTCCACGGACGGAATGTTCGATTATTCCAAAGATGGTGTTAAATTCAATAAACCTATTCAGGTTTTGATGCAAAAACCATTGCCAGAAGTTCCCGCACGTGAAACCAAGCTTTTACCGATTGGGAAAAAGCGCCAAAGGAGAAGTTCCCTTCCTGATACTTTTGTTTTGCCCGAAATTCCTCCGGATTCTGATTGCGATGATGACGAACAACTTAAACGATGGAAAAAGGTAAAAGGAAAATGGCGAGTGAAAGCTCAAGGAGATGATAAAACTCCATTCACTATCGCTGCTATTGCTGGCATGTCCACTGCTTTCTTTGGCGATGCTGCAAAGAGCGTGAACAACGCTTTTGCACCATTCAAAGAACTTAATGCCTTCTTTTCTACTTGCAAGACTGTTAAAGATTTTGTTGGTTCCGTTATTGAACATGCTTCCACGTTCATTGATGCTGCTGCTCAATTTTCTACAGGACATCCTTATTTTACCAAGAGTAAGGAGATTCATGCATTGTCCAATCTCATCAGGGACCAAACCGAGATCCTTGGTAGAGAGAATATACGAACCGACATGACATCTGATCCTGCTGTCTGCCGTCTCGTAGTCGATGCGTATCAGACTATTCTCCGGTATAAACAAACTGCCGGAAATACTGTGATGCGCAATCTTGGTTTTGCACAAGAAATCAATCGAATGCAAATGGCGTACATGCCATTGTATCATGAAGCTATGCAGAACCTTCGACAACACAAAACTCGTATTGAACCTTATTGGCTCTATATGTATGGTATTCCGCACCAAGGGAAAACCAAATTTATGGAAGTCTTTGTTCCCGCAGTTTACGAGAACTTGACGGGAAAGAAATGGAATAACAATTCCAAATATGAACGCAAACTCGACCAAGAGTTTTGGGATGCCTATCATGGTCAATGGTGTACTACCGTTGATGATGTTTTTCAAGTTAAGGATAAAGAGAAGCGTACTACGGCTGCTATGGAGTTCATTTACATGGTGAATACCAATCCATTTCCGTTGCACATGGCTTCTTTAGAGGACAAAGGAATGACGTCCTTCGAGTCAAAGTTCATTATTAGCTCCACCAATGCTATGGACCTTCCTCGAGAACTGGGAATAACAGATCCCGAATCATTGTATCGCAGAATGGGAATGCGAGTACAAATGACTGCTACCGAGAAGTTTGGTGTTAAAACCGATGCTTGGACTCCAGCAGATTTCCTTAAATGGAATTTTGACATTCGAGGGAAGACCAATTCCGTTCGTGTCAACTATGACCAGCTTGTTCAACTCATTGTTCGTGAACTACAAGAACGTGAGAAAGCTGCCCAGCAGATGGATAAGTACATGTCCACCATGGATTCATCCCATTGCATGCTTCCCAAGAATTATCTCGATCCTGTAAAGCTTAAACGTATTTTAGCCCAAGGAATGGGAGGTAGCAAGCTTCAATACATCTCGGGCAAATATTCCAACGGTTACGAACCTGTTGAGTATGAAGATTTTGATCCTTTTGATTTTACATTGTCGAAACAAGCTATGAGAACAAGGTACGAATATGGAAATTTTCGACTTACTAAGGAATTTGCTAGGTGGGCTAGAAGAGAACAAGCATATGTGATGAAAAATATTGATCCTGCCTTGAAAGCTATTTGTTTAGCAAATCAATGGGGCGAAACTAAGGCTTGGGATTTTATTGTTTCGTGGAGATCTACTAATTATCATCTTTTGTTCCATGGAGATTGGTTAGTTACAGGAAAACCCACCTATGATTGGGAAAACAATTATCCTAACAGTATTGAACTTGGAAAGGCATTTGGTGTCCATCCCAACATGTTCCAGAGTGCCAATGTAATAGCCCAACAGATGGCTGCTTCTGACCATATAAAGATCTATTCTATCGTCAAAACTGATACTCCTGATTCTGAATTCTATACATGGTTCGAGAGCCTTGATCTTCCTCGCAAAGTTAACCTAAAACGGTTACTCAAACAAAAGACTCTTCCCAATGCATCAGGAGAATTTACAATGTTTCCTAAGATGCATTGGCATACCACGTGCTGGCATTATTATTATAAATTCGCTGCTGCTCTTGGCGATCCTGCTGTTTCCTCTGTTATTCTTGGCGTTACTACCGCTGCCATGGGAATTCTTGCTGTTGTTCTTGCAGTATTTATCTCAAGGAGGAAGATGGGAATTGAAGCCCAATCCGAAGACAATAAAGAAACACGAGATCGTACAATGACTCGAATGCATCCTTTTGGCAAAGCTCCTGCTGTGCTTGTTAATGGTGCAAGAATTAAGCTTCAAACTTCAGATCAAGGAAGTTATGAAGTAGCTACTCGTGCTGTAGGGAATTCCTATCCCTTCACGGTTACTTATGCAGATGGCGCCACAATATCTGCAATTCTTTTCTTTGTCAAGGGTCGTATAGCCGTTTGTGCTGCCCACATGTTTGAG